GAAATTGGTGCAGGGATTTGGGCAATGTTACATGCGATTGTATGGACAGATACTGCGGATCGGGTCATGGCTAAAGCATTACGTTCATACGGTGTTAGTCAATCTGAAATCGAAGAAATTCAGCATAAATGGAACCCAACAACAAGAGACGAGGAGCGACAAATTGCTTAATGAAAAGTTTATAAGAATACACATTCAGCATGCTACTCCTTACAAAATTACCATCATGGATAAAATTGTTCGGATTTTGTACAAGATGAAAGAATGGTAAAGCGAGCAAAAATTCATAGCACTAGCAGATCATGGGAAAAATCTCTTAAAAAATCTGCTAAGGCTAAAGAGCGCCAGCGTACAAAGCGAAGAATTGTTCGGGAAATAAAGGAGGAATAAATGGGCGAGTACGAATGTATAGATTGTAACGAAATGTTTTGGGCAGATGAACCACCCGAAGAAAAAGACGTATGTGAACGTTGTAAAGAAGAAGATAAAAACAATGGTTAAAATGTTTGTTCTTATATGTGTTATATGGGCAGAAGGTAGTCGTTATGACGGTGGCGAACAGAAGTGTATTATGCACCAAAGCCAAGTGTACTATGCGACTATGGATCAATGTCGTGCAGATATAATCAAAAGTGAATTGTTAATCGAAGGAGCTATATTTGATAATTTTGGTGAGGAGCCAATAGATCATAAAATTATGGCAAGCTGTATAGGAGGAGCATAATGATTAGAAAATTACCAAAAGAAAAGTTTGTTATTCATTGTAAAGAAACAAAGTATTACATGGTTCAAATCGAAGCCGATAACTACGATCAAGCCGTGAAACAATGGGAAACCATAGCTAAAAGGCGTGACTACACTACGCTTAATAGCAGTATGGAAACACAAAGCGTTAGTCAAGAGGTCTAAAATGGCTAATAAAAAACAGAAGAATTGTTCGCATTGTAAAGAAAAAATTATTATTGGAATGGAACTGGTGATGAATAACCGAACAATTTGTTTGGGCTGCGCTACAGAAAAAGGCATATCACAAAAATTAAACGCATCGGTTTTGCATCATCTTAACTGCTCTTATGATTTAACTTCATGTGCAGAATGTTATAGAAATTACGCCCAAATGATGGAGTATTTAGGTTATGTTTGTACCCTCAATGGTACGTTTTATAAGACCACTGATGACCCCAAAATTGTGGTGCTTTATGAGTGATTTACTTACCGCTTACCAACTTACTCGGTAAGTAAAAATGACGGTAAGTAGTAAGTCACTGAAATTGTTCGGTTTTTTGAGGCAACTTACGGAGGTTACTTCTTATCACGGTAAGTTAGTTTTTTGCTCTAAGTCATTGTTTTTTATGGCTACTTACCAACTTACCGAACTTCCCCCCTAAAGGGGGGTTTAGGGGGCGGTAAGTAACCCGCCCACCTAACCCTATTAACTAGTAACGAAATGGAGATAAAATGGAAAACCCGTTAGAGAAAAAAAGAAGAGGCTATTTATCATTTTTTTGCGATGGTGTTATAGACTCTGTTGCACATCGTGAACTTGATATTAAAAAAAAATCATCTGCTTATTACAAACAAGGATATGATTTTGGTTTAACTTTTCGTGACTCATTAACGAAAGAAGATTTAAATGAAATTAAACAGGAGAAAAAGTAATGCCAAAAGTAGCGGAGAATTTAACGAAGGAACAACGATTGGCTGGTTGGAAAAGATTAACTGATAAACAGCAAGACTTTCTGAATAACTTTATGCACAAGGATATGACGCAGACATCAGCTGCTAGAGCAGCGGGATATGCAAATCCTGGAGTCGATGCCGTTAGGTTGTTGCGTAATCCAGTGGTTCAGGAACGATATCAGGAAATGCGTGACGAAGCTCGTAGTAGGTTCGGAGTGACAATTGATAAATCAGTGCGTGACCTTCTTAAAATCCGTAACGAAGCGTGGGAGAGCGGAAAGTTTGGCGAGGCTATTCGGGCTGAAGAATTGCGTTTAAAGGCTACTGGACTGCTTGTAAACAAGGCTCATGTGCTACATGAACGCACAGATAGTATGTCAAGAGAAGAAATATTGTCAAAACTACAGGAATTTCAAGACTTAGCACAGAAACGCATGAAAATAGCGAACAAATCTCATAAAGACCCAGACTTGATAGAACAAAGTAGCGTAAAACCCAAAAACTAGCATATTTACTTAGACAGGGTGCGTGAACGATGACCGAAGAATTGTTCGGACTCGCAGCGGGATCGGGGTGAGCGGGGCTGGATCGGGGCGTAATCGGGGAATTGTTCGGCTTCAGGCAGGTAATCCCCCCTGAATCGGGATCGGGATCGGGGTGTCCATGTTCCTGCTTCGTAGTCAACCGTACAATTGTTCGGAACTGCAGCAGGTTCCCCTGGCTACAGCAGCAGGGATCGGGATCTCCCTGGCTGGGCAGCCGTCCTGCGTGAACAATTGTTCGGAATGGCAGCAGTTTATCCCTGGATCCAGCAGCGGGAATGGGTGTGTCGTACCAATACCTACATTGCCATTACTGTCTATTCGCATAAACTCGGCATTTGCCTGGGCTGCCTGACCTGCTCTGGAACAATTGTTCGGAAACCTTCACCTGCAGATCCAGGCGTTCCTGCTGCGCATGAACAATTGTTCGGGCAGGTTCCCTGGAGAGCTGCGCAAAAAAAAAGAGCAGGAAAACCAAAACCTGCTCTTTTTACTTTTAACAATTAAACAAAGGATATTTAAATGCTTGATACATTATATATAGTAACTGTTGCAAACTCTGTCAAGCAAATAAAAATAAAAAAAAATTAATTTACCTGTTGACACCTGTAGCAATCATTGCTATATATATATCAACCTAAACAAACAAAAGGAACTAAGCCAATGAAATTTACTAAAGCAATGGAATCAAACGGAACACATCTTCAGGGTAATGTTGGGGCAACTTATCAAGAGCTGGTAGAAGTTTTCGGAGAGCCAACAAGGTTTGAATGGTCTGAAGAGTCTGACAACAAAGTAGATGCTGAGTGGAGAATAACTTTTGAAGATGGCACAAAGGCGACCATATATAATTATAAGAACGGACTTAATTACTTAGGAGCAGAAGGAAAGAGAGTCAGTGAGATAAGTATGTGGAATGTCGGTGGACATAATGAAAGAGCTGTAACGCTGGTTAATGACGAAGTTATTGAATGGCAGCACAGGCTTCACGATACGGGAAAATCAACGAACAATTTAGTAATAGCTTAATTGTTCGGAAAGATCGGGGATTAGCTTCCCCGTTTTTTCTGGCAGCGGAGCGAACAATTGTTCGACCTGCAAGACCCCCCGCAGCAGGTACAGCCAGGCGCACAATTGTTCGACCTGCACAGGCTGGAGCAGGTAATAAAAAAAATAAAAAAAGTTTTGTTTAAGGGTTGACATGTTGCAATCATTACACTATATTAATATTAATTAAACAAAACCAAAGGGGAAACAAATGTATAAATATATAGTAATAGCCAAAGAGTGGAGAGATAAAGTCAACGGAAATAGTTACTTCTCTGCGCAGATTGAAAGCGTAGAAGATGGTAGTAAAACAAAGCTACCTTTCCAGTATGGCTATGGCGACCAGTACAAATATGAGGCACTTAGAGAACTGGTCAAAGAAAAGTTATTAGAAGAAAAAAGATTTCCTAGTGACCAGCCAGTAAAATTTATTAAGATACCGAACATATTAAAACAAGAAGCGATTCGCTTCGGGGAGGTATAAGATGAAAGAATATACTAGTGAAATAAATATTTGGTTTGGTGGGAATAACCACGAGGCTAAGAATAAAGAACAATATATACAAAAAGTAAAAGATCAATTTTGGGAGGATTTCGGCATTAAATTAACAAATGCAGAAATAACAAATATAACCGAAAGGTAAATTGTTCGGAATCGGATCGGGAAACGGGAGCTTCGGCTCCTGTTTTTTTGCGTCCAGCTCGAACAATTGTCCACCCCCCCCCCTCCTTCCTCCTGCTGCAGCTTCGAATATGAACAATTGTTCGGTTTCTTTCTGTGCGCAGCCAAGAAGCAGGAGATAACTACACTACTGCCATTAATAACACAGCAGTTGGTTTTTTATTATTTTAGCTGTTGACATATGCAATCATTACTATATAATATATATATTAATCAGCCAAAGGAGATACAAATGGCAATATACATAGCTTATGGTGCAAACCTGAACAAAAGAAACATGGCGACTAGATCGCCTGATGCAGTTCCAGTAGGTAGTACAAACTTACTGGGGTATAAATTAATATTCAATAACGTAGCGAGTATCGTTCCGTCAGAGAAAGACAGCGTGCCTGTGGGGTTGTGGAAAATATCCGAACAAGATGAAAAGAACCTGGACATCTTTGAGGGTTATCCAAATCTTTACAGGAAAGAATATGTTGATCTCTCGTACATGGGCATGACTCAGGGTATGGTTTATATAATGAACTACGCAGGTCAGGCTGTTCCGAACAAAAGATACTTTGATGCAATCAAGCAGGGGTACGCAGACTTCCAGCTAGATACCGAACAACTTCTAAATGCAGTTGTTGAAGCCTTTGATTACGAGAAAGAGTCAGGCAGAGTTATCCAAACAAGGCGTGGAGGCAGGTCATGGAGGTAAATTGTTCGATAACTAACCCGTGAAAAAGCCCAGCAGGATCTGGGTTTTTTCTGGAAGGCAATCGTACAATTGTTCGGATCGGGCAGGACACTGATCGGGGATCGGGGATTTCGCCCTTCGCTCAAATCATTTTCTAGATCCTCCCCCCCCCTATATCCTCCTAATGAAAATTTAATTAACTTGTTAAATAATATTGTCAAGAGGTAAGGCAAAAAAAGTTCTTCAATAAAAACAAGGACTTAGCAAATTAATTTTGGTAGTATACTTGTAATCATTACTATACTTACCATTTAAGACTTAGGCGGCTAATTACGTCTAAAAACCAAACAATAACTAACAAAGGATAAAATAAAATGTTTGATACAATTAACACAAATAAAAATATATTTGATAATCAAAATTTCGTTTTTGGTGTAGAACCCGAATTTAATTCTAGGTCTTATACTGAGATGAACCGTTACAATAATTCTTTAGGTTCAAATAAAATAAAAGGTCTTGAGTATGTTTACGACGGTTCACGTGTAGACGGTGAGGCAAGGTTGCCAATTTTAAGTAATTCTCAAAAATCATATAATTATTTAAAATCTGTTCTCGAACAATTGAACGATTATGGCGCTACCGTCAATTGGACGACCTCAATACACGTTCAC